CGGTTCTTTAATATCAACTTATGGTATGACGAAGACCCTTTTTGGAGGTGGTTCAACATCGTTTGCAGCTGGTGTCGCAGATGATTTGACCCATTTTATAACTAAATTTGGTGAAAATTACATAGTTAACACTATAATAGACTTCTTTAGTGAGTTCACTGATGTAGTGAGACCACAAGGCCTCTCGGATTCAATTTCTGGGATGTTTGGGTCCTTTCTTTACTTTGTGTTCGCTAGACAGATTGATTTGTCAACTATAAGTTTAGAGGAGTTCGTCGACAAAATGCCAGCCTTTGAGCGTAAACATAAATCTGGCATTTATTGTTTTACAATGCTTTTGGACTATCTCAAGAGCATTCTAGCAACATTACTAGGCTCAACGGGTATTGGTCCATTAGATGATTTCATACATGGTGACAGACGATTGGCCGATATGAAAACTAAAGTCAATGAACTGACAGATGATGAGCTTTTCGCACGTGATCCGATTAGGCATTTGGATAGCACCCAAACGTTATACAAAGAGCTATGCGGGCTTGAAATAGAGTATATGGAGAAGAAGCCTAATTTGTTGCCATTTATTAAGGCCATTAGACAGTCGCTGGATTCCTTCTTGGCCATACATGCGGCGTCACAGAGGCACACTGTCGAGCCTCCTACTACTGTGTTTTTAACAGGACCAGCAGGTATTGGTAAGACGGTTTTGCGCCACAATATTAACATTATGTGTGCATTGTTGTCTAGTTCACCTGAGAATATCGATAGCGTTATTCTTGACCCTTTGCAGAAGATAGCGACTTTTCAACCAGATGCTAAGTTTTCAGGTGATAATTATAAGAGTAGTCATACAGTGTTGACTATGGACGAAGTTCAGACCACGGCGGTTAATAAGACAGATCCAGCGCCATCATTTACTATGCTTTTTAACATTTTGAGTGGTACACCCGTTTACTTGGACGGTGTTGGCGTTGAATCGAAGAACAAGTTGATAACGCCAATGTTTGTTACTATAGGGTCTAACATTTACGGTGGTTTTTTCACGGCTTACTCTAAACAGGGTATCTACCCTGAAGCGGTTCACAGAAGGTTTAATGACGCCACTGTGTATTGCTATGTGGCCGCAGCCTATGCAACCGAGGACACCGCAGATAATGATCCTTTGGAGCGTAAATTAGATCGAAGTAAGGTTGAATTCTCTTTGGACGGATGTAACTTTGACCATTTGCGCTTTAGTTTAGGTGATGTATCAACATGTGTCTTTCACGGGCCTGAGATGAACTACGATCAGTTGCTTGATTACATAGTGACTAGACATAATGATCGAAAAGTTAGGATGGCCACTCGTAGTGTTGGTGCTATGAATGAAGCTCGTAAGTTTGCAAACAAACTCGGCATGAAAGTTGAGGAGAGACCTGAAGACGTTTTTGTAGCACAGGGTCTTCCAGCAGATATCGCCAAGGAGATGGCTGATGAGGAAATTGACCCTTCAGTGCTTGAAGGAGACGGCTTATTTATTAACGCTATGCGAAGGTCGTTGCGCAAAGCAAAGGACACTGTTGCTTCAGCTTATGACAGCATAGGGTCGTTTGTGACAGGTAATAAGCACGTGCTTATGGGCATTGGTGCTTTTATCAGCGTGGCGGCTTTAGCCTTTTCGGCTTTTAAGGCTCTCATACCACCTAGCATGTTGCCCCAATCCGACACTGCCAATTTGCTTAGATTGCAGAAGGCTAAGGCAGTTGCACACAAGAGCATTAGTTTGGTTAAGGCAACTGAAACGCCTATACCAATAAGCTCATTACCGACGGAATTGCCTATTGCTCAGTCTTATGTCTCTCCGAATACAATGACTTACGCAAGTCAACGTTGGAAGAAGAGCATTGGTTATTTGTTTGTTACTCTTCCTAGTCCAAGCGGCACTGTGAAAGTGACACGCGCAGGTAATGTTATTGCCATAAAAGGCGATATTTTTGTTATGCCAGCGCACGTTATGGGCGTGGTGCATCGTGCTTTGAAAGTGGGTGGCACTGTCAACGTCCATTTTGGAGAGGACAAGTATTCAAAAGCGATTACCCTAAACGATTTAGAGAAAGACGGAGAAGTTAGTTATTATCACGGCACTGAGAACGATCAGTCCGCAGATGTTGTTTTCTTTAGAATGTCCAATGTTACACCTTACGCAGACATTACCAATCACTTTATCAGCCACCGTGAGCTCGTTTCAGCCTCAGATTTCCCAGCAATGATTGTATTGACTAGGAATGACAATGGGCCGCCTCAGCCTGTCTTAGTTTCCACAAGAGCCAGGACAGCAGGTGCCATATCTTATGAGTTAGATGATGGTAGTACAATGAGCAACATGATCACTTTACAGTGCCCCATAAACACGCAAAATGGCGATTGTGGGTCAATGTATGTTGGTGACGTCAGGGTTGGCACAGCCGTTCAGACTAAGATACTTGGTATGCATGTGGCTGGTGCCAATTGTTTGGCCATAGGTGTACCTATCACTAAGGAAACCATTGAAAGGGTTTTAAAGGCTTTCCCTGCACCAGTCCATACAGTGAGAGTACCAGTGTTTGGACAGTCAGGTGTTATTTTTGAGGCCGAGTCCAAGGATCCAAGTGTGGTTGGCATGATTGATTTGCAAAGCATAGTTCATTCTAACAACATGAATCCCTCAAAGTTCATTGAGCTTGGTAAAATGATGGGTGAGCATTTTAAAGAGGAACAGGGTCTTCCTGTTAGTGATTATGGCGTTAGAACAGCTGGGCCTGGAACTTGCCGTGATTCTGTTGCAGCTAGGTTAAACCACATGCCTAGTGTTAACATGCCTCGTTTGAATTATGCGAAAGCCATTCTTCGTAAAGAGATGGTGGATGCAAAGGCTCATAATCCAGATTTGCCTACTCCTAGAGTTGTGTCTATTTGGGAGGCGCCTAAGTTTGACATCCATAAAGCAGGTTCAATAGGTCTAAGGTCTAAGTATGGTCAAAGACTTTTCGGCCACCCTGACGGTCTTAAGAAGACAGATTTTATAGGCCTGTCAGGTACAGACCCAACTGAAGCGCCTTATTGGGGCACATTAGAGCAGCAGGTTAGGCTCACATATGAGGAGTATGCATGTGGCGTGTATAATAAGAGCAATCCAGCGAATTGGTTTAGCACTTTTCCTAAGACTGAGCAGTCTCCGTTGGACCCTGATACAGGTATGCCTAAGGAGGCTAGAACTATTTTCAATCCAGATATAGTCGCTAGCACCATTTGCTCTATGTTATTGGGTGAGGCTGCTGAGTTTGCGATTGGCACCGGCGTAACCGTGTCAACACCTAACCCTTATATAGCAGGTATAGGTTTTGCTGGAAAATTACCTAAGAAGTGCCTCATTAATTTCTTTAAAGAATTAGGTGCAGCTGATGGTGATTTCAAAGGTTGGGACAAAACCTTGCATGCCATTTTCATTAGAGTTGCTGCCGAATTGCTGGCATCCTTTGTTGAGTTCACCGATGAGGAGACGCGTGTGCTCGATACAATGATAACCATTCTCCAATTTCCAACCATAGTTGTTAACTATTTTAAATCTGATTTCACTGGTGTTTTCTCATTTGAGAATGACGATTTGTCCCAGATTGAATATGATCCTAAACATGGTCATTGTTTAGCAATTATGGAGTGCGTTGCAGGTCAGACCTCAGGAAACAGGTTGACCAGTGTTCTTAACTCAACCGCCAACAAGTTATTGCAATATTACATTTTGTCATGCAATAATGAGGGTGTTTGGTGTGACCATTTGGAGCCTTTGACAATAAACGATTGGAACCCACTTGATTACGTGACCGTACACGTTCATGGTGATGACGTTCTTATGGTAGGCAAGAAGGATGACCTTATCAATTACGGTATAACTTACACCAATTGTGCCGTTGTGGCAACACAGTTGGGATTTCAACCCCAACCAGCAGCCAAAGACGGCGTAATAATTGACGTTAAGGACTTTATCTGGGATAGAGAGGGCGACCCTACAGGCCAGAGTAGAGCCATATTTTTGCAGAGGTATTTTACTGAGAGGGGTTGCAACATTATATGCCCACTCCACCCCAAATCCATTATAAAGCAGCTTTTTTTCGAAACCGCCTCTTTCGATAAGCTGTCTGATCACGACAAGACCAGTAGATGGTCCCAATTCTTTGTTGAGTTGTCCCTGCATGGAAGGGAAATTTTTGACAAGTTCGCTCCTCTAATCACCAAAATTTTAGGGGAGGATGGAATAGCACCGGCCATAGGAGATAGTTACGAATTCTCAGATCTGGCCCGCGCTAGTTTGGCGAAGTACGCTTAGTACTTCCCACGCATTTTTGAAGTGTACATAAGTTTTGTTAATATTATTTGTAAATAAATTCCCATGCTATTAAACATGTCCGTTCATTCTTCAGATTCATCATCAATAATTTCAAAAACAACAACCGACGAGACAACAACGTTCGTCGATGCAGGCGATGTGCATGAGTTGCGCATGGGCTATGCAGTGGGTACAGGGGTACCCACCACGAGTACAGATATTTCTAGGTTTATGGAGAAACCTTACCTTTTTGCTAGCGGAACCCTTGGTATCGGTTCTGTTGTTAACAGTCTTTTGCTGTCGGCATCGGTTGGAACAACACTTCTTGCTAACCCACAGTGGGTTAATAAGATGTATGGTTTCAATTTGGTGCGAGGCACAGCAGTTGTAAAGATAGTGGTAAATGCAAATCCTTTTCAGGCTGGGAGGATGTTATTGCATTTTATGCCCGGTAACCTTAACACCACTAAGGTTGCCATGCATAATGCCACCGTGGCGTCAAAAACCACACAACCTGGAGTCGAGTTAGACTTAAGACAATCTTCGGTTACAATGAAGGTGCCTTATGTAGGACCAAAGAATTACTACACCATCAGTTCTCAGACATCCTCAGACGTCATGGATTGGGGGACGTTTTACTTGACAGTCCTGTCCCCATTAGCGACAGGAAGCGGAGGTGACACCAGTGTAAGTTGGACAGCTTACATGTGGTTTGAAGATTTTGAACTAGCTACACCTATAGTACCTCAATCTTCATCATCCGCGAAAGTGCGAGGCAAGTCCCTGCTTTCAGTCGAAGCAGATAGTGTCTCAAATATGCGGTCAACATCTATGGCCAGTATGGCCGGGGCAGTGTCCATGGCTGCGGGCACTTTAAGCACCATACCAGTTTTGTCCGCGATAATGGGACCATTGTCGTGGGCATCTGGTGTGGCTTCTGGTGTGTTTACTTATTTAGGCTGGAGCAGGCCTTTGTTATTGGAGAAGCCAATTATCACGAGCTTGCTCAGGTATACAGCAGTTTCAGATGCAATTGACACCGCTATTCCACTCACCATTCGTAGCGACAACCAAGTATCTATAATTGATTGCTGTTCAGGTAGGTCGGAAGACGAGATGTCATTTAATTTCTTGAAGCAAGTGCCTTCCCTCATCAGTTCATTTGAGTTTAACGAATCTCAGATAGCCAACGATATATTGTACACTAACACGATCAGACCGTCAACGTTGTACTCTTTGTCGAACAAAACTGTTGGTGCTTTTACTGCAACTTATGAAACTGGACCACCCATATGGGCGATGTCTAAGATCTTTTCGTTGTATAGAGGCAGCATAGTTTTGCGACTATCTTTTGTTAAGACTGATTATCATTGTGGCAGGTTGCAGGTTACCTTTACTCCTAGCGATGCTTTGGTTTGTGTTGAACCAACTTTGTCGACCGGAGCATTAGCTATGAGAACGATAATTGATTTGAGAGAGTTTTCAGATATTGAGATTGAGTTCCCTTATTTACTTGACTCGAGTTATGTTACGCCGGACACTCCCATTGGTACTTTAACCATTAGAGTATTGAATCAGTTGAAAGCACCAGAAACAGCTTCGAATTCGGTAGTTGCCCTCATGTATTTTAGAGGAGGCGAGGATTTCGAGTTTCAGGCTCCTTACAATTCAG